ATTCTATTGCTATTGGATATGGGGCTGGATACACTGATCAAAGTGCAAATGCAATTGCAGTAGGTTATCAAGCAGGAGAAAATACACAAGGTACAAATTCAGTTGCAATTGGTAATTTCGCTGGAAGTATATCTCAGGGAGAAAATTCTATTGCAATTGGAAATCTAGCAGGAAAGGTTGGACAATCTGATAGTACAATAGTTATAAATGCAACTTCTGCAGCTGTTTATGGAGATTTAGGTTCTAGTAGATGTTATATAAATCCAATACGCGAAGTTGATGCAAGTAATGTTTTACTTTATAATCCTTTAACATATGAAGTAACTACTCAAGAAAAAATGCATTTATATGTAGGATATAAATCTGGTATTTTTCCAGCAAGAATCTCACTACCCGGCTCCTCCAATCCATTATATATTGATATATCAGGATTTGATTCATCAACATTAGAGTCTAATATACCCAGTAGTTATGATACTACAACGGGAATATTTACAGCACCATTTAGTAGTGTATATAATATAAATTATACTGTAGATATAAGTTCAACTATTAATTACGAACTACCAAAAATACATATTATGGTTAGCCGGGGCGGCGGCTGGCAATCTCAAAGACATTCACTTGTTTTGGGTAAAGGTTTAAGTACTAATGACCTAACTATGAATATTTCTTCTTTATACTATCTAGATAAAGATGATATAGTAAAATGTATAGTTGAATTAAGTTCTACTAATACAATAGGTGATACTTTTAATATTGTTGGGGTACCACCGGGAGGTTTTTTCACGCAAATCAAATCTACAAGAACATTTCAATCTATACATAGTATATAAAATATTTAATATAATATATTTTATCTGTATATTATAAATAATGTCTTCATATAATAATTATTTAAGAACAAAAAATGGAAATTTATGTTGTTGTCCTGGCGCACAAGGGCCAAAAGGGCCGCAAGGAGTCAGAGGACCACAAGGTATTCAAGGTATTCAAGGTATTCAAGGTATTCAAGGTATTGATGGAGCTTTAAAAATTACAAGCGGAAGTGATGTAAGGAATAGTAAACCTGAATTTATTTTATATGATACATCTATGATACAACTTACTCCTCCAAGTGAGCGCAATGATTCACTAGGTGCATATGCTATAATTGGTGATGATATTAGTTTTAATGTATTACCTTTTGGAGGTGATGTTAGTAATAATCGACCATTGGATCTTAACCCGCGCGACCGACTTAATAGATCAACATGGATTAAGTTTAAACCTAATTGGAAAGAAATTTATCCTAATGACAATACTCGCCCTGTAAAAGATAAACAATATGGATACATACCTTTTTATTGGTCGGTTCCTTTTCGTTAATAAATTATAATTTAAAAAAATTTGTATTCATTAACTATATATATATGGATTTAAATTTAGATAATTATTCAATAGATGAAGTAAAAGACATTTTTAATATTAGTGATAAAAATATTAATATTTCAAATGGACAAAAAGTATTAATTGAAAAACTTGAAAATATAAAAAAAATAAATCAAGAAGATTTACCAGATTCAAAAGCGACATTAATGGAATTTTATACTAAAGCAATGTTTAAACTTTTAAACATGCCAATAAATAATGAAGTAAAGATAGACAGTTCTATATTTAATAATTTTGAAAAAGAAGATAATTATGTACATGATATAAATGATAAACAATCAAAACAATTTATAAACAGTAAAGATAAATTACTTCCTCCATTAGATTCTACACCTACTGTGCAAAATAATGATAATTTTATATCAAGACACTTAGATAATAGACCGGTTAGTGTATTTAAAACGCCTATAAAATATGGAGACATAAATCCATTTACAAGAAATACATTAAAACAAATATTAAATGTTAATACAAAATTTAGAAATAATTATACTATAACCCCTTCAACTAATTTTACTATAGAATTACCATCTACTATAAAAAAAGTCGTTTCAATGAAAATTATTGATACTCAATTTCCAGAAACAGTATACACTGTATCAGATAAATTAGGTTCTAATGTATTTTTTTTATATGATCTTTCTGGTAGTTCACCTAGCAGTCCGCCTGGTATAAATTACACTGTAGATATTTCAAATGGTAGTTATAATACAGATACAATTGTAACTGCTATTAATGATCGTCTTCAATCATTAGGAAATACTTGGATAAAACTTGAATTTAATCCTGATGATGGTTTAATGACATTTTATTCATTAGGAGGTACTCATTTTGAGTTAGATTTTAGTTATAAAAAAGTTGTGGAATTTTATAATTTAAGAAAAACTGAAAATAATAAGCATTTATTTTGTCCACAACTTCCATCTAATATTTTTAAAGATCAATTAACAATAGGTTGGTTATTAGGATTTAGAGGAGATTATATTAAACCTATTTATGCAAACTTATATAAATGTACATTCTTAGTAAGTGAAGAATTAGATAAAATTAAATTTAGTTATACAGGTAAAGCAACTTATACGGGCGAAAGTCTTTTTGATTCTCATGGAGCAAAGTATTTTTTAATTGCTGTTAATGATTATCAACATAATCATAATACTTGTTTTATCTCTCCATTTCAATTTCAAACAGAAGCTGATAATAATATTATGGCAAAAATACCCACATCTTGTTGTTATAATTGCTGTGAAAATAATCCAGAGAGAATATATTTTGGACCAACTGATCTAAATAGATTAGATATAAAAATTTATGATGATTTTGGAAGAATAGTAGATATTAATAATGCAGATTATTCATTTACATTAAAAATAGAAGTATTATATGATTTATAATATATGATTTATAATATATATAAAGTATATATATATTATATTTTAAAATTAATATATATATATGTATTCTTGCAAAACAGATAGATATAGTAAAGGCGGACCTGGAACACAAGGAGTACAAGGAGCGCAAGGTACACAAGGTATACAAGGTTCTAGAGGTGAATTACCATCCCCGAGTCTTAATGCAGCGATTCCTTATGAACCTTGGCATTTAGATAATTCTACAGCATCTTTTTCATTATTAAATCATTATGTATATTGTATACAATTTTTTGCATCATCAACTGCTGATTATACAAATTTATATTTATATAATGGTCCTGATGCTTTATCACCCACTACTCCATCTAGTGGTAATATAGGTGCAGCTATTTATAGTGATTTACCTGGAACTACACCATTCGGACTTGTTCCATTACCTGGAATACCTAATACGCAATTAGGATTTGCTACTTCTTTTTTTTCTACAATTTATCCAAAAACATATATAAATCTTAAATTTAATACACCAATAAATTTAGAATTGGATAGAAAATACTGGATTATTATTGGTGCAGTTATTACAAGTGGGTCACTTAACCTAGTTTTTGATAACTTATATTCTAGTACATACCACGTTGTATTAGAACAACAACCTACAATTAGCCCAGTAATTTTACCATATAATCCATCATTAGCTAATCCATTTTTAGATGTTAATGGTTCTTCGATGACTCAAAGTGATAAAGCTTATTGGTTTAGATTATCTGATCCATCATCAAATTTTATAGTAGGTCCACAAGGAACTCAAGGTATTCAAGGAATACAAGGTGTACAGGCACCACAAGGTATACAAGGCATTCAGGGTATACAAGGCATTCAAGGTATACAAGGCATTCAGGGTATACAGGGAATACAAGGTACTCAGGGTATACAAGGCGTTCAAGGAATACAAGGAGCTCAAGGAATACAAGGTACTCAGGGAATACAAGGCACTCAAGGAATACAAGGCATTCAAGGAATACAAGGCATTCAAGGTATACAAGGTGCTCAGGGAATACAAGGCACACAAGGGATACAAGGCATTCAAGGAATACAAGGCACTCAAGGAATACAAGGAGCTCAAGGAATACAAGGAGCTCAAGGAATACAAGGCATTCAAGGTATACAAGGAATACAAGGAATACAAGGTACTCAAGGAATACAAGGCACACAAGGTATACAAGGAACTCAAGGTATACAAGGAACACAAGGAATACAAGGCACACAAGGTATACAAGGTGTTCAAGGTATACAAGGAACACAAGGCATTCAAGGAATACAAGGAGCTCAAGGTATACAAGGTACTCAAGGAATACAAGGCACACAAGGTATACAAGGAACTCAGGGTATACAAGGAACACAAGGAATACAAGGTGTTCAAGGTATACAAGGCATTCAAGGTATACAAGGAACACAAGGCATTCAAGGAGCTCAAGGCATACAAGGTGTTCAAGGCATTCAAGGCATTCAAGGCATTCAAGGTTTGCAAGGAATACAAGGTACTCAGGGTATACAAGGTATTCAAGGAATACAAGGAACTCAAGGTATACAAGGTAGTCAAGGTACTCAAGGAATACAAGGCACTCAAGGTATACAAGGTACACAAGGAACACAAGGTATTCAAGGTATACAAGGTGTTCAAGGCATTCAAGGAACTCAGGGTATACAAGGAACACAAGGTATACAGGGTATACAAGGAACTCAAGGTATACAAGGAACTCAAGGTACACAAGGTATACAAGGAACTCAAGGTATACAAGGTATAATGGGTAATAGCGGTGTTCCAGCAGCACATTTTCAGTATCAAAATCAAACATTACTAGGTTTACCACCAGCACCGAATACATTAACCGCTGGATATCTTACATATAATCCAAGTGATGCAACTGGTTTACCTGTTATAGGAAGTACAACAATAACACTAAATAAATTAGATTTAACTAGTGATCCAATTCTAGGATTTATGGAATTAATTAATGGTGTAAATACTAGCCCTGGTAGTTCAAAAGCTATAATGCATATTTATGATCCCGTTAATCAAGAAGATGCATTTGTTAATTTTAGTGTTACTAATGTTAACCCTAAAAATTCTACTGGGGTTACAGTACCCTTTAGTAGTATTAATATTGAATATTTTGAGTTAAATGTAGTATTTGTAACAATAGGCAGTAATTCATTGCCTTTACAAGATTATAATTTGTCAAGTGTTGATTTAGGAGTTGATTTTATTCTTGCAGGACCAATAGGACCACAAGGTGCTCAAGGGATACAAGGCATACAAGGTGCTCAAGGAATACAAGGCATTCAAGGTATACAAGGAACTCAGGGTATACAGGGAATTCAAGGTAGTCAAGGTACTCAGGGAATACAAGGCACTCAGGGTATACAAGGAACTCAAGGTATACAAGGAACTCAGGGTATACAGGGAACACAAGGCACTCAAGGTATACAAGGCATTCAGGGTATACAAGGAACTCAAGGTACTCAAGGCACACAAGGAATACAAGGTAGTCAAGGTACTCAGGGAATACAAGGCATTCAAGGTATACAAGGAACTCAGGGAATACAAGGTACTCAAGGTATACAGGGAATACAAGGTACTCAGGGAATACAAGGCACTCAAGGTATACAAGGAGTTCAAGGAATACAAGGCATTCAAGGTATTCAAGGAATACAAGGTGTACAGGCACCACAAGGTATACAAGGCGTTCAGGGTATACAAGGCATTCAAGGTATACAAGGAACACAGGGTATACAAGGAGTTCAAGGTATACAAGGTACTCAGGGTATACAAGGCGTTCAAGGTATACAAGGAGCTCAAGGAATACAAGGTACTCAGGGAATACAAGGCACTCAAGGTATACAAGGAACTCAGGGTATACAAGGAACACAAGGCACTCAGGGTATACAAGGTACTCAGGGAATACAAGGCATTCAGGGTATACAAGGAATACAAGGTAGTCAAGGTATACAGGGAATACAAGGTGTACAGGCACCACAAGGTATACAAGGCATTCAGGGTATACAAGGAACTCAGGGTATACAAGGAACACAGGGAATACAAGGTGTACAGGCACCACAAGGTATACAAGGCATTCAGGGTATACAGGGTATACAAGGCACTCAAGGCACTCAAGGCATACAAGGTATACAAGGCACTCAAGGCACTCAAGGAATACAAGGTATACAAGGTAGTCAAGGTATACAAGGTTTGCAAGGTAGACAAGGGACTCAGGGTACACAGGGAGCACAAGGTATACAAGGTATACAAGGCACTCAAGGCATACAAGGTATACAAGGCACTCAAGGCATACAAGGTAGACAAGGGTTACAAGGAGTTCAAGGAGCACAAGGTATACAAGGTAGTCAAGGTATACAAGGTAGACAAGGTAGACAAGGCACTCAAGGAGCACAAGGTATACAAGGCACTCAAGGCACTCAAGGCATACAAGGTATACAAGGCACTCAAGGCACTCAAGGTATACAAGGTGTACAAGGTTTGCAAGGTAGACAAGGTGCTCAGGGAATACAAGGTATACAAGGTAGTCAAGGTAGACAAGGCACTCAAGGCATACAAGGCACTCAAGGCATACAAGGTATACAAGGTAGACAAGGCACTCAAGGCATACAAGGTAGACAAGGGTTACAAGGAGTTCAAGGAGCACAAGGTATACAAGGTAGTCAAGGTATACAAGGTAGACAAGGTATACAAGGCACTCAAGGAGCACAAGGTATACAAGGCACTCAAGGCACTCAAGGCATACAAGGTAGACAAGGCACTCAAGGCACTCAAGGCATACAAGGTATACAAGGTAGTCAAGGTATACAAGGTTTGCAAGGTAGACAAGGGACTCAAGGTACTCAAGGCACTCAAGGCACTCAAGGTAGACAAGGTATACAAGGAACAGTTGGCACTCAAGGCACTCAAGGTATACAAGGAACAGTTGGCGCACAAGGAATACAAGGTATACAAGGTATACAAGGTATACAAGGATCAGATGGTGCACTCGCTGCCACATCGGCGATGGGCGCTGGATTAGGGTTTTTTATCCCTCAATTAGTAACTGATACAATGGCACCCGCAGTGAGAAGTTCTGGATATGATATAGGAATTGGACGTAGTTCTGATGAACAAACTTATTTACCAGGAGGTGACTGGGCAATATTAGAATCTAAAAATCACTTACCAGAAAAATGTGATAAATTTATATTTTTAAAAGCTCAGGCTGATATGTCACAACTTGATCTAGGGCGAAACGAAACTGTATATATTCCTTGTTATTTTTCCAGACAGGAATCATAAATATATAACATAATATATATATATGTTTGGAATAATTAATAGTAAACAAGAAATTGATTCAAATACATATCCAAGATTATGCAATAATCCCAAATTTATAGGAATATCAAGCATTATAAGCGAAGAAAAACTATTTAAGCTAATAAAACAACATTATGATAATGAAAATAAAGAAGAGTTATTAAATACAATTGATGTATATAAAAAATATAAATATGAAAAATATTTAGACATTATAAAACATTATATTAGCAAATATGAATAAAATATAATTATAATTTTATAATTATATTTTATAATGACACAAAATTATGGAGGTATTCGTTGGGATAGTGTTAATAGACTTTATGAAATAAGTGGAGGTGATATCAAGGTAGCAAATACTATACATTTTAAAAATACACTAGGTAGTTTTAATGGAAATTATAATAGTTTACATAATAAACCTGTACTAGGCATCGGTTACAAATATAATAATGATACTAATGTAAATACAATTGGAACAGGAGAATTTAGATTTAATAACTCTACAATATTATCAGCTACACAATTTAGTATACATTTATCTGATATAAATTCTAATAGTAATAAAACTTTTTTGGAAACATTTAATGAATCTACAAATACAAATAATAAGGGTATATTATATTTACATGAAGAAGATAATTATAGAAATAGTGTAATTTTTACGATTGAAAATATGCAATCAGCACCAGAAGAACAATTATATAGAATTTTTGATATAAAACGATTAATTGTTAAAGGTGATGGATTAACTGATGGATTAAATTATAATATTACATTTTCTCCAACAGGTAATAGTGGTTTAAATGGTTCGCAAGGATCTGCAGGATCACAGGGTTCTAGAGGAAATAATGGAAATAATGGATCACAAGGTACAGCCGGTTCACAGGGAACTACTGGAGCTCAAGGCGAAAGAGGAATAGGAAATAATGGAGATAATGGAGATAGTACCGATTTTACAAATTTAAATTCTATTTTAGGTGGACCTGCACCAAAGACTGATAATATTTATACTTCAAACAAATCTAATTACGTTGGTTCTGTTAAAACTTATACCCTATCTGGAAGCAATGTATATGCTGGACAACCAGTCTGTATAAATATGGATAGTGCCGGTCCAATAACTTGTAAACCATGTGATGCAAGTACTAGTTCGGAAAATATATTAGGTATTGCTGTAGCAGATACGACAATAGGAGATCCAGTTGTAGTAATGACAAATGGTTATGTAACAGCCAGAAGAACAACAACAACAGCTACCATTAGAGAAGAGACTGTATTAATGGTAGATGATTCGCTTACTGAGCTTCCTCCAAATAGGTACGTGGTTTTTGATGGCACAGAGGCAATAAACTATACATACAAAGATATGAGAGGTGATTCAGATTATCGAGGTAATGATAGGGGATCAGATATTTTTGATTTTGGCGTAGGAAAAACAGGAAAAATAACATTAACCAACTGGTATTTTGAAGTAGGTACGTATGATCAATATGATAGACTAAGTATTTATTATTCTGATGATGGGGAAAATTTTTCACCATATAATTTATCATGGTTACACAAAATGAGATCATCTTCTTCTGAAGAAGATGGTTTATCTAGCGATTTTATAGGAGGGAGTAGTACTCGTTGGAATAATCCAGAAAATAGTGGCGGTAATACATTTCCAGCTAATCCAACGAGGGGGGAAGCGTTGGGTTGGGATGGTGGACTAATAATGTTTGACCATAGGTTTGTGAAATTTATATTTAATGCTGACTCTTCAAGTCACGAGTTTGGTTGGGAATTTATACTACAAACTGAACCTGAACCTTCATCCGGTAATTTACCAGGAATAATAGGTCAACGTCTATATTTAGATACAAATGGTTATGATAAAGTAAAGGATTCTGGTACAATTAGTCTAGGCTTTATTGGTGCTGAAAATTCTGAAAATAACTCTATTTATATGAGGGTAAACTTATATAGTTAATAATATTATTAATTAATTATATGTTAAAAATAATATTTAAAATATTATTAATTATAATATTATTAAATGAAATTACGTTATGTAAAAGATATATCTGGAGATGAACTATTAGAAGATGAAGATAGCCAACATCAAATAATGATGGAGTGGGAAAAACCATATATGGAAAAATGTATAGAATTATTAGATCCATCTGGTTCAGTATTAGAAATAGGTTTTGGTATGGGATATTCTGCTAATAAAATTTGTTCAAATACAAATGTTACATCTTATACTATAATTGAATGTTCTCCTGTAGTATGGGATAAAATAGAAGAATTTAAAATTAAATATTCAGAAATTAGACCAGAGTTAAAGATAATATTATTAAAAGGAAGATGGCAAGATATAATACAGACAGCAGGTATATATAATAGTATTTATTTTGATGATTATATAGGAATAAATAAGCAAGAAGATTTTAATAGATTTAATAAATTTTTATATGAAGTATTAGAAAAACATTCTATAATTGGAACTAAAATAGGTTTATATTCAACAATAAATACAGTACAAAAATTAGATTGTATTAAAACTAATATTACAGATTATAAAATAGATATTCCTTCATATTGTAAATATGCTAGAGGTAATACAATGTATATTCCTATAATAGAAAAAGTAAGTGAATGTGAAGAAGATATAAAAGATAAATTATTAATTAATTTAAATAATAGTATAAAAATACCCCAAATTTGTACAAATATTATAGTAATAGATAATTTTTTAACAAATCCTGTTGAAAGTTGTAATTATGCAAAACAACAAGAATTTTTAACAAGTGATTTATATTGTGGTAAAAGAACACAATCATTGGCAAATGATAGTATAAAAAATTGTATAGAAAAACATTTAATATCTACATCGGGAAAAATAATAGAATTTAATTTAGAAAATAACAATCTAAACTTTAATGGAAGTTATGAATATACAAACTCATATGATAAATCACATATTAAAAATGGATTAGAATATAAATCAAATAATTGGTGTGGTATATTATTTTTATATGATTCATATAGTAGTAGTGGTATACAATTTTATACTCCAAGATTAACTCCAGTTGATAGTAAATATCAAAATATTGTTTTAGAACAATATTCACAAGATATGACAAAATGGATTAAACAAGATTATATTTCTAACAAATATAATAGATTAGTATTGTTTCGATCAGATCAATATTATAAATGTGATAATTATTTTGGTACAAATGATAATGATGGTAGATTAGTTCAATTATTTTTCTTTACAACTGAGATTTAATAATTAATTAACATTAAAGAAAAATAATTGAAATAATCTTGAATTATTTATATTTTCACCAAAATATTCTGTTACAGCATGGATATATTGAGCATCAAATATTACAAGTCTATTATACACATTGCCTATATTATCAACTGCTTCCCATTGGGTTTTATCTAAGTGTGGTTCTTTAAAATTTAAATCTGATTGATACCAATCTGATTTAGAAAATATTTCACTATTTCGTATTTTATATTTTTTATGTCTAAAAAAACTTGTTCCGCAATTAGGTGGGGCATCGGGAGTTAAATATATAATAGCTGCATATTTTTGACTATCACAATGATATACAATAGGTACTGCTGCATTACACCATTGAAAACAGCCATTTGTTGAATAATTCCACTCTCCATGATTATTACCATTAGGAATAGTTGTATGTAATAATTTTTCAAATAATTGTTTTGTTCCATCTTCAATCTTACGTCCATATTCGCATCTATAACCTACAGCTCCATGATTTACTGGTGACTGATAATTGAGAGATAATGCATATTTACGAATTTTATCAGGATCGTCATAAAAATTATCTATTACAATTAGATTTTGTTTAACAAATAATTTTTCTTTTATATTAAGTGATATATTATTATTTAATGTATTTGATGTTTCTGGTGTATCTAATATATCTAATGTATTTAATAGATGTTTCTCTCTACAAAAATTTATATCAAAATAGGTATTATTTAAATTATTATTATTACCAAAAGGGTATTCATTCGGTCTACTATTATCAGATAAATACTCAGGATAACAATTCCATTTTTTTTTAAAATATTCAAGATTTTTATATTTTGCTATTAATAATCTAGTTTTTACTTTATCATTACTTTTAATAGTATTTGCTCCTGATATATTATAATTACTTGTATCACCATGATATATAATTCCATCTACACTATTAATAATCTTAATAGGTTTATTTATTAAACGCATTATATAATCATAATCTTCAAAGTAAGCTGGATAAAAATTAATATCAAATAAACCATATTTTTGTATTACCCAATCTTTTATTAAAAATAATTCAAATGTACCAAATTTTTCCATTTTTGGTAATAATGCAGGATTTTTATGAACTAAACCTACTTCTGAATTTTGAGCTGCTAAATTCATATTTTTTAATACCCCAGGTCCAAAAGAGACATCATCATTTGAAATAATCCAATAAGGTGAAAACATAAATGATTTAATAATCATATTCCATCCTTCTGCACAACCTAAATTATATGGCATATGATATACTTTTAAATTTTTAATAAATTTATATTCTTTTTTAACAATGATATCTAGTTCTTTAGCTAATACTTTTGAATTATTATTAATTATAATAAAATTTTCAATTGGATAATCAATACTTTCTAATTGTTTGATAAGCCATTTACTAGTTGTACACACTAGTGTACCAAAAACTGGAATTGATTTTTGTGAAACTTGTTTTAAATAATCATTTACAGGTTTTTTAATATATATTCCATCATTTGGATACCACCAATTATTTATTTGTTCTATCTTATCTACTTTATTTTTAATATATCCCTGAGTATTTACCGCTTGTATTTCTGGAGTGAATGCTAATGTTTTTAAAGTATTTTTAATATCTGAAATATCTACTCTATATAAATCATTACCTATCTGATCGTGGCATGGAATATAATCATATAAATCTTTTATTAAATTTGTATTTTCTTTAATTTCTAAAGTAAAATACTTTTGTAAATAAATATCATACTTAGGTGGTAAGTTGTCATTATCCTGTATATTTATATATTGAATATCATGATTTTCTCTATTAAATAAGTCTTTATTTAACTTAATTTTTTCTTCAATATTAGATAAAATTTCTTTATTATTAAATTCTTGATGTCCATAATCTTTTATTTTATTTTCTATTAAGTCTTTATCACCAAAAAATGATAAATGCCATCCACCATTCTCAATAATATTATCTGTTTTTTTGTATCTAAACTCATGGATAGTAATATCTAATTTATTTAGTTCGTTATAAGATATTAATTTTGGTGATATCCAATCATTAATATTTATTTTACAATTTAAATTATAATAATACATATCCATTTTTAAACAAGAATTTGTTATTTGTCTTTTATTATCTTTTAGCTCATTCAAAATTTTAGGGTTGGGAATTTCATCTAAATCACATATTGTAATAATATCGCTATCATCTAATGTTAATCTATCTATCCCTCGTTTTATACAGTTTCGTTGATAATTTTCATTTTTCCATTGTTGATTTTTTTCAATATCTATATCAGGATATTTATAAGGAAAATCATCAACTATAATATGAATAATTTTATATTTAAACTTTTCAAATATATCTCTATTTTCATTATAAAATAATTTCTTTTCTTTACCTGTATGTGTGTGTGTTGCTTCAACTAATACAAAATAATCAACATAATCATCTAATAAATTTAAACGATAATTTAATAAATCTAATTCATTATTGAATATGAAACAATCTATTATTTTTGGAGAATATATTTTATAATTATGAGAAAATGTTACTTGTTTAGTATCTATTATGGTTTCGGTTTTTTTTTCAATATAATTCACCATTGGATGACCTTCCGGTTGAACTAACCATAATCTTGATGGAGCATCTATTATTTCTATAACATTCGGTTCAGGTATATTAACAAAAAGATTTTTATCTATAATAAAATCAAAAATCGGTTTATATGCGTTTTTTAAAATACCATCACAAAGAACTAATGATGTATCATTTAATGTAAATAGAAATGTTCGATTATCAATATGTTTATAATATTGTGTATTGACTTGATTAGGAATAATAAAACAAATAATATAAGAAATATTTGGATATTTCTTATCAATTGCAAGTTGTAAATTTTTATATTGTTTTATTTCATCATCATAAATTTCTCTACAAATTGTTCTAATAAATATACAATTATTTTTTTTTATTTTTTTATCAAATCTAACAATTTTTCTTTTAAAACTTTCAATAACATTATTATCTAATAGATTATGATTTTTATGATAAAAACCGATATATTCACCTATAAAATGAGGGTCGTTCAAAGTTCTACTATCTTCTATAATTTCTTTTGGAAAATAATTTTTAAAATCAGTTTCAAAACAATCTATAATTCCTTCCATGGAGCTTCTTACATTATCAAATGGTAAAGATGCTTCGTTAATTATACCAAACTCTTTTATCGCTATTTTTGTACCACACCATCCTCCAATAGAAATAAAATTTTTATTTATAAATTTATCATAGTCATGATCGTTAGTAGTTAATTTATTAGATATTTCAAATATAGGTTCTTGAATATATTTACTTTTTGTCAACATATATTTCTCTCCATTAATAGGTTCATCATTATCTCTTTCAAATAATTTCCATATATTTTCATCAATTACTTCAGGATGTATCCACCAATCTTCAAAAGGACATTTATCACCATATGGAGAGATATTTCCAGCTATTAATTTATATCCCTTTTCTTTTAAAAATTCGCGAGCTTTCTCTCTATAACTTCCAGTAATATCATTATAAAAGTCATGTTCATATGTAATAACACCAAATTTATATTGATCAAATGGAATCTTAGAAAGAATATCAAAAGTTATATTTGGAGGATCACAATCTAATTGCAAATAATCAATATTAGTAGACTTATAATTATTTTTTAAAAGTTCTAGATAATCTATGGTAGTGGCATCACTGCATATACAATTATTATTTCTATTATGATTAAAATTATTTACTAGATTTTGATTAAAATCTAGTGATACTCCAGTCCAATTAAATTCGCTTTCTAATAAATAAGTATTATTTCCATATTTATAATCACCTGCACCAATTTCTAGATATGTACCATTCATTTTTCCATTATGCATAGAGAGAACATACATATCTTGATAAATTTGTGAAAAATTATTATCTATTTTTTCACTATTATTAAATAAAAGTTTTAATTTATTAATGTTATTTTTAGAATAAGGAATAATAGGATGATTTGGTTCTGGCAATTCATGTAATTTAAAAATTATGAAATTTTTAGTTGAATCAGGTAACTCATAATTTTGCAATATTTTAATAAATATCTCTCTAGCTTCATTTATCTTACCTATATTCATACCTGCATAAGCTTTTTGATAATATAATTCATATACTTCATAATCAATTGGTATTTTAAACTTTTCTTTAGATTGAATATTATTTTCAATTAGATTAATTGCTATATTTGCATACATATATGAATCTAACCAAAAACGCTGTTCTGGAAGATGTGAGCTTCGCCAACTAAAATAGAGTGAAGCTATATAATAAGGTTCTAACGAATTTGGCGAAATAGTTATTGCATGTTTAATTAAATATAGTTCTTTAGCATCTCTTCCTCCTTGTGCATTAATACATAATCCACAATGAATTAAACATTCTGATGCTAAAATATTATTATTTGTAAATTCAGCACATTTTAAATAGTAAGAAAAAGCAGCTGCATATTGTTTTTCTTTCTCATATGCAACTGCTAAATTAAAATTTATAGTATCATTGTATGGATTATTTATAAATTCTACAAGACATTCTTCAATGTTTTCCATATTAATTTATTTAAATTATTTTTTGTTATTTTAATCGCATAACACGCATTATCCTGAAATCCAAATGATATTATAATATTATTATCTATTTCTTCTAATCCTGTACAAAATTCAACTTTAGCCGTTATAAAATTAAATGGTTCACTTATATATCTAATTGTCCAATCATTATTCCATATTATAAATCTATGATAATATTCAGCATCTTTATATCCATTAAAATTTTTATATATAAATTTACATTCATGTACTATAGCAAGATATGTATTATCGTACCAGTCAATTAACTGACTTCCTCCTCTTAAATCAAATGGTAAATCTATTATATCTTTACCAATATATACTTGTTCTGCTATTTTATTTTCAAAATCAACTTTAACAATTTCTGTTGGATTACACCATTTTACAAAATGGAACGGTTTATTTTTTATTGGCATCCAATTTTTTTCACAATAAGATTCTTTATTTTCTACTTCAATTCTAGTTCTAGATATCTCTCTAACACTATTTTCATCGATTTCTAATTCAGAAAATTCCATTCTACCTTGTCCATTAGTAGTAGTATCTCTTCTCACACCTACACCATAATATTTATTATCCCAATATACTAGTCTTGCATCTTCTAATCCAATAAATGTCCAAATTGGTGTAACATCAAGTTTAGATGTATCTATTTTACTATATTTTTTAATTTCTAATGTTTGTTTATCAATTATACAATAAAAATTTGTAGTTCTTAATGTTAAATCATTATCTTTATGATAATATGATAAGGGTCCTTCAAAACAACTTTGATATTTTTGTTCATTTTCTGAAGTGTGTAAAGTGTATTCTACATTTCTTAGTATCATATGTAAAATATTGTCATTATATAATATTGATGCATTACATAATCCAGTACCTTTTGAATCTTTATTATCTACATAAATAGGTTTAATAATCCCTCCCATTTCTAAAATTGTTTTAGTTAAATTTTCATATACCATATATTTAAGTTATTAATATTACCTTTAAATATAAAATATCTATATAATAAAATATAATGAACCCTTATTCAAGACGATTAGCTAATATAAGTAATCCATATCCATGTTGTCCTCAACCTGGAGTACAAGGAATTCAAGGCGTAGCTGGTTATAATGGAAATAATGGTGCTCAAGGCACCGCTGGATTACAAGGAATTCAAGGTATTTCTGGAATACAAGGAGCACAAGGTACTCGTGGAGAAAATGGTATAGGAGAGAGAGGTTTCGATGCAAATTCATCTAAATGGAGATCGCAACCAAATGCTCAATTTGTAACTATAGGCAATTTTCAAGTAGTTCCATTTGATGCCTCATTTGTAACTATTAATCATATTAAAATTAGTCAATTTGATTATTTTAGTACAGATATGAATAATTGGTTTAATAGTCTTAATGTAAATGATAGAATATCTATCAGAAATGATATTCAGAGTAATATTTATGGTATATATGAAGTTTCTGCCCCTCCTCAAATAATATCTCAATTACCTAATAATCCACCACCTAATAATTTACCTATAGTTGATATATCATTAACATTTATATCAGGAATAAATAGTAATGTAGGTCCCTATATTATAAATGGTGTAACTCAAGGTCCAGCTAATTTTTATATAGGTTATGCTATAACAGGTCCACAAGGAACATCTGGTGGCGGAGGGGGGGGTGGCAGTAGTGATTGGGATCCATCATTTAATTATTATTTTACTAAAAAACCAGAATTTATAATAGATCCATCTGGTAAATATGATATTCAAGATCAGCGAATTGAACTGTTATGGAAATTACCTGAGCAAATAAGAGCCGCACCAAATTTTATAAGTGCTCCTACTAATTCTAGACAAACAAATATATTATCACCTGCATTTAGAGGAATACCTGGTCAGGCACCATATTATCCAGCTAGTCATACTAATCAAAATAATATATTAAATTTAATAGTACCTAGTGTATCAACTGGATATTACACATCACCTCAAAAAGATCCATCATTTAATGATTTAAACTATTTACCATATCATCAATATCTAGGTGTTGATTATAGAACACGGGCTACAAATGGTAATATATCTACATGGCAGCCTATTACGCCAAATGATTTAGGATTTGGTGGAGAGAATGGAAATATATTTAAAGGTGAACAAAATTTATGGTATCAAACTCGAGGTCTAAATATACTTGATGGATTAAGTGCAACTAACAATAAAGGCAATTATTCACCTAATCAAAATCCTGGCCCAGGTAATAGTCAAGGTGATTTTATATATCAACTAGAAGATAATAATAAATTTACTTCTATTGGAGGAAACCAATATCAATTTAGAGTATACTTAACAAATAATTCTAGTGAAATACTCTCTCCCACATCATACGATATAAGCTTTAATAGCGAAAATCCACCTTATTGGCGTTATAGATATATTCCAGATATTTGTAATAATTATATTACATTTGGTAGTCCAGGATTTGCTACTCCTCCTAGAAATATTTCAAATGGTAATGGACAACCTTCAGGAGGACCTATATTTCAAGATCCACCTAGTCAAACCTATCGCACATTAACTATTATTGGTGCAAATAATAATGATATTCCATTTATAGATCCATCTGGTAGTCCAGCATCTACTAGTAGTAATTCTACTTCTCCTGCAGATACATCATTAAATATTCCATTTAATCAATTAACAATATATAGCTGTAGTGTTAATTATGGATTTGATATAAGTAGAGTTTATATACGCGATATATTAACACCTTGGGGAGAACAAAATAATCCACCAATTCTTACAGACCTTTCATTTACACTATTATCAAATAATATTTTTACAAATAATTGGACTACAGCTTCTAATAGTCATTTTTCTTCACCAAATGTACCTGTTACAAATAATCCTGCCAATATAAATAATACTATAATATATCCTGGATTTTCATATACATTAGATAACTATTTTATGGGATTAAATGTAGGTACATCTCAAACCCCTGATTTAGCCTATACATGTATGTTTAATAATTCAAACAAACTAGGCAGAGGAGGAGACGGTACAAACAATGAAATATCTTACTCTAGAATGGTTATAAAACCTCCTTCAAGAAGCATTGTAAGTAATATATATACATCATATTTGACAAATTTAGCTTTATTTATTGAAGGTGGATTTCAAAACCAAAATAATACAGATTCTTATATTAAGCAAAATCAGGTTTATCCAGCAAATTCAAATTCATTGTTTCCTAATAGTGTTTACTTTTTTACTAGTGGTGCGAATGCTTCAGACTATTATATTACTCTAAATCAAACAAGAAGCTGTGTTAATAATAAAAATAATTCTACCCTTGGATGGATAGATGGAATTACAGGCGAAACTATTATAGGAGATGATTTAAGTTTTTTTGGATCTAATGGTGGACTTTCTAGATTTATACTTAATTCTGTTGATAAAAATACTAATGTAACAACTCAATATGCTGCAGCCTGGTCAAGTAGTGCACCATCACCAGCAGTTAATTCTTTATTAGAACTAACAGTGTCAGCGTCAAAAGATGCTGAACAAGGATTTACTGGTATCTTTTTAGAAAGACTTCATGGATGGTATATGGGAATAGATGTAACACAAGCAACCGCTAAAGGTATAAATTTATCAAATTATCCTGATATTGCAATCAGAAATAGCCAACCAATAGGAGGTACAAATTATTCACCATATGTATTTACTCTTAATCAACAGATTGATACTAATATAACTGGTTCAGCTAGTAATACTCCTGTTGGTCAAACATCACAATATAGTTTATATATAGCTGAAATAGAAAATCCAATATTATGGAATCCATCACCTTTTACTCCTGTTACTATACCAATGACAACAGAATTTTTTGGTTTAAACCGTCCAACGAATAATAACATTTCAACAACAGGATTTATAATAAGTGGATTATTAACCCAAGTAAGCACTAGATGGCGACCATCAAATGAAATTATGAATGGTGAAGTTAAATATTACCAAAGTAATAGTTCTACAGTGACTTTATCAAATGCGAATGTAAATAAATCATTTATTAAAAATTGGACTGTTCCTCAAATAAATCCTGAATCTATAAATGAAACATTACAAATAACTAAAGGCGATTTGCAACAAACATCTATGAATTATTCTAGAGATTTTAATTATACACCACAATTTAGAGTAAATGGAACATATAAAAATAATGTGACATTAACCCCAACTGATCAAACATATATATATAATTTTTCATTTTCTACACCAAATTTATTATGGTGGGATTATACATATAACCAATTTTCTAATACTATATTAAGTAATACAGGCATAGATTCAGGTGGTGGGTTTTATCCAGATAATCCTACTGGAACAAATGGATTTTTTAATGCCTATCAACATACTATTGAATTACCAAATAATCAATTAATGTGGGCAAAAACTGCATATAGAGCTGGTTCTACTTTATCAGTTAATACTAATCCATACATTAATTATCATAATGTATATCATCAACAACCATCATACTCTACATATTCTTCTAAACAAACAACTGGAGAAAGTATATCAATTACGTATACACCTTATGGTGTATATTATCGTGATAATCCATTTATATCTGGATCAACAACTACAATTATAGGTACCTATAAATGGTTAAATTTAAAAATAATAAAAACTAATACATTAACAAATTTTTTAACTGTAACAGTTCAATCTGGTTCATCAACTTTGCAATTAGGCACAGATTATTTATTATTTGTTTGTGAAAAGGCAGCATTTTCATCTACTGAAAGTCCATATACTAATAGATCTGGTTGGAAAGATGCGTCTCGAGCATTTGACGCTTCATTAAGTGGTACCGCTAGAAATACAAATGGTGTTGGGATTAATACATTTCAATATAGTAGTTCATCTTCAACTGCACCTGATAATGGAGGTCCATTAAATATATTTAAAAATAATCAAGCCAATTTAGAAATGTTTTTACGCATAGGTTTAATAAATAATTCATCAGATACAATAACAAATGTAAGTTTTAATTTTACAATATAATTTTACAATATAATATTGTAATTATATTATAATTATAATATAATTATGTCTGAAATACCTGATTCAGATAAAACACAATTATTATTCAAAGAATTTACTGGCGTAACAAATGTTAAACAGGCTTCACCATTTCCTAGTGAAAATTTTGCGTTTACAGATTATATATTTGGATCTAGAGTTTTTTCCGATTCTATTCCGGCATTATTGCCATCACAGTATACATCTACTCAATTAGATATTTGTAATAATATTATAGATGGTACTTTTATAGATTTTGATGGTACTGGATCTTTGCCTAATTTTAATCTTAGATTTTATAAAAAAATACAATTAGATCCAGCTGAATCTGGATCTTTAAAATCTTGGTATTTATCTGATGGATCTGGTGGAAGTCTTTTAGCAAATGCTATACCATTTAAATATGATCCAGTAAATAGTAGTTATGTTCAGAAATGTTATCGCGAAATTACTTCTGGTCCTCCACCTGTATATTTTCAAATTCAGATGTATTCTTCTCCATTATTTTGGTTATTTGATTATAAATCAGGATTTTTACAATTCTATGGAGATGAAACAACATTAGGTAATTTTTTTACAGCAACAAATGGACCTAGATTTTCATTTTTTCAATATATAGGACCAACCGGGGTTGATGGAGGTGGTGGTGGTTCAGATATTAGTGGAGTAGATATTAGTAATATTCAGATTAATTTAGAAAAATTAAATCGTATGATTTTACCTGATGGATATGTAGATATTTCAGGTACAGATTATGATCTTTGTGGTAATGAAGTTATTAGAACATATTATACATATAATCGTGCTCAAATGTTTGTAGGATATGATAATTTACCAATTTTAGATGGAAGCGCAGTTGATCATACTCAAGATCCAAGTCATAACAATATAAAATATGAGCTTGATGTATCTGGTAATACACATTTAAATGGAAAATTGGTAAGTGGGTTTAGTGTTGATTCTTCTGGCAATTATTCAGTTGGTTTTGGTTTTGATACAAAAGCATATGGTGATTATTCATTTACTACTGGTGCATCTACGCAAGCAATTGGAAGAGCTTCTTTTGCTCAAGGACTTTTAACAAAGTCTATTGGAAGTGAATCACATAGTGAAGGTTTTCAGACAGAAGCAATTGGTAATTATTCACACGCCAAGGGGCAAAATACAAAAGCAATAGGAATTTATTCTCATTCTTCTGGTATTGGAACTATTATAGGAGAAGTTGGAGGAACATCTATAGGAAAATATAATGATATAAGTAATAACGTTTTATTTGTTGTTGGATGTGGAGGATCACCTACTTCTCGTAAAGATTCATTATATATTACAGCGAATGATTGTGTGACCCATATAAATAAAAAGTTAGATGTATCAGGTGATTTAGTTGTAAGTGGTCATTCACAATTACAAGATGTCTCTTGTAGTAATCTGGATGTCTCTGGAATATTAAATATGAAATGTAATAATATTATTGATGTAAGTAATATATATTTTTGTAATACATCAGCTATTTTAGGTCAATCGCTCGGAGTATTAACTATTAGTGGTGATTTCGATATGTCAATGAATCAAATAATTACAATAGCTGATGCAACAGATCCTTCTGGTGTTCCTAGTTGGGGACAAGTTCAGGAGTTAGTTAGTGGAGGTGCTGGTTCATATTGGATACAAAATGGAACTGATTTATATTATAATACAGGAAATGTTGGTATTGGAACTAGTACTCCTGTTACTAAATTAGAAGTAATAGGAGATATAAGTTGTGGTGATTTAATTTTAAGCACTGCACCCCAAGATTTGGGTTCAGATAATTTAATTAATTTGGGTATTAATGCATCTGGTCTAGGTACTTCTGGTGTATTAAGAGTAATTACAAATTCAGGAGATCTTGATATTGGTCCTAGAAATGCTACTACTTGTCATATGGAAACAAATGTATCAAATTTTCAGTTTAATAAAGATATAACAGTAACTACAGGAAATATTACATCAGGCTTCTCTGGTAGTCAGTTTCAAGATTTAACATTATTGACAGATACATTTAATACTGCACATATAACGTGTAAAAGTGGAGGTGGCATTGCTAGTGTTGCAAAAGTAGGAATAGGAAATACAAATCCTGCTTTTACATTAGATGTATTAGGTGAAACAAATATAACAGATAATACTTATATAGCTGAGAGTGCTAATTTACAAACAATTACATTAGATAATAATTTATATACAAGAAATACAAATTTAATAGATACACTTAAAATTACTCATAAAACATTTTTTACAGATATATGGGAAGGAATGTTACAAAAAAATATAGCATTAGGAAATCTAGGTGATCCAGGTGCGATTCCTACCTTTGATAGTGCATTTGGTCCTACATTAATTCCAATTGCATATATTGATATTAATCAAGCATATGATCCAACGCAACCATTAGATAATAGACCTTATATAGCTAATGCTATGGCATATTTTACAGTTAAATTCTCTCAACCATCAATTACAATACAAACGCCTTCAAGTAGTATTCCTTGGGCTCAAACACAAAATAATCCTGGAACATTTAAAAGTTTTTTAGGTGGAATATCTGAACAGACAATACATTTTGTAGCTGGATACATTGATAATTATCAAGATATAAATGAACTTAGAAAACCCAAACCATTTATTAAAATTTTATCAACAAATATTATTAATCAAAAATGTTTAACAGGAATTACTGTTCTTGGTGGAGCACCAGCTAATATTCAACAATTAACAAATAATTTTATAACATATTATCAATCTAGTCCAACTACACCAAAAATTGGCGGTATATCACGAATTATAATTGCAGAAGGATTACCAGGTGATCCTGCTCCTAAAGAAATTAGAAATAAAGCTTGGATATTTTTAGAACAAACATGGAATGATGAACCTTGGCAAGGTGGTATAAACAAACAAACACTATCTGATATCGTAAGTGATCACATAATAGATGTAAAAATGTATAGTAATAATACAGGTGAATTAAGTAGACTAAGAAATCCTGGCTCATTTCCAACTAATACAGATTGGCAACTAGTTACAGAACAACAAATACAACGTGGTAATGTTTTTGGATGGGATAAATTTATACTGCCTATGGGAACACTTACTAACCCTCCTAATATATTTAATATTCCTACAAATCCTAATACTATACAGAAATATACATTACAAGTTGGAGGAACTCCTGTCCCTGATCCACCTGGTTATCCAATAATTTATCCAAATGCAAATTTATGGGAAGTTTGGTTAAATTTAAAAGATTGGCCTTATGGAATAACTACAACAGAAGAAGTCTTTGAAAATAATGTTGATATATATGGAAATTTGATAGTAAATGGAATTATAACAGCTCAAGATATTATAGCAAATGATATATTTTGTCAAAATATAGACGTATTCAATTCTATAGATGTTGGACCAAATCAAAAATTAACAATAATAGAAGATAAAATTACTAGTACTACTACTGCTTCTACTCCATTAGATGGACTTAAGATAGAAGCAAATAATATTTATATTAAGTTTAATCCATGGAATTCAGCTGGTGGTGCTACCCCTGCTGGTCTTACGATGGACTTAGGAGATTCAACATCTAATACTCAGTTTAGAATGCGTGATATTGTTGGTAGTAAATTGTTTAGTGTTGAAGGTAGTGGATTAATGCAAACACAAAATATTTATCCTTTTACAAATATGACTTATAATATTGGTTATAAAGGACCTAATCCTATACAAGATTTAAGATATAAAAATTTATATATAGGAAATATTGATACTAGTGGAAACATTAATATTAGTGGAAACTTAACAGTAGATGGTGATACCGATTTAAATGGAAATGTTGTTGTTCAAGACTTATCAGCTACAAATATTGATGTTTCTAATAATTTAAATGTTGATGGATTAATTACTGGAGTAGCAAAAACTACATTTGTTGAATATAGAGATTACACAGCCGATATTTCTCAAAATATTTCTGATTGGTATTGTATTGCTCGCACAAAAGATACAAATCAAACTGGCGGTGCAGATCATGCAAGGGGATTATTTATTGTTGATGATAATACCTCAGGTATACGTCAACAAATTATTTTTTATGCAGGAACATCGTATTCGCGAGGAAATTATATAAATGTTATAGCAAATAATTGGTATGGTTCTACACCAACAATAACTAATTTGAAACTTGAAATTGGTTCAATATATAATGGAACCAACTTATATATTTTTAGGCAATCTACAGGTACTACAGCTGATCGAGTTTATGTACGTTTATATGAAAATACTCGGCGTTCTAATACAGGTGGTCAATGGGAATTGACTGCTACTCCTATTAGTGGCTTGTCAAATACACCTGTTAATTTAGATATAACGTATAATCCAAATAATCAAAGAGCCAATTCGTGTTCTTCACTCGACCATTCATTTCAAGGTGATGTATCAATGAATACTTTAAATCTTACTAATTTAGATGTTCAAAATACAATCAAGACTAAAATTTTAGAGGTAGAAGATTCTACAGGAAATGATATTTTAAAAGTTGATGGTCCAAATAAAACTTCTACATTTTATTTTGATTCAAGTGGACCATCAAATTCATTAATATTAAAAGATACTAATGGAAATACATCTACATTTATTAAACAACAAGGAACCACCGTTGTAATGGAAGGAAGTGATTTACAAGTTGGATCTGTTGGGGTAGAAAAAGATATTAATGCGGCAGAAGTTACCGGTTGGTTTAATACAAGAGATTTTTATGCTATAGCTAATGCTAGTAATCCTTCTGTTGGAACATCTGCTGAAGGATTTTTAGGTTATACATCAATAACAAATGTATGTCCTGGAAGTGTACAAATTATACCTACTAGTGGAACTACTATTTATATTGAGCCACCAGCTACAGGTGTTTATACTATTACTGTAACTGGAATATGGAGTGGAGATGCATGGGGTAGTGGCGATCAACGACAGCCTCTCCTTACATTACGCGGACCACCTTATTTTGGTACTACTAATCCTGAAGTTATTGCACAACAAGGCGCAACTAGATTTGTAGATCAAGCAGGTTCATATGTTAATTATATGACATTTAATTGGACTGGTAGAATGGTTCAATCCTATGGAGGTTCACAAGCACAATATTTAATATATGCTAAGAATAATGGTAGTTCTTCTCGTGCATATAATGGAAAAATACAAGTAACTAGAATATGTTAAATTTAAATTAAATAATTACATTTAATAATTATTTAATTATTTAATTATTTTTTATATTTTCTAGTTTTTCTAGTTTTTCTTCTTCTTTTTTTTGTCATTTTAGATTTTTTATATTTTCTAGTTTTTTTTCCACCTAATTTAAAATCTGAAAAATGTAATTGTTTTTTGCAACAACCAAAAGGTCCTCTAAAAAATCCACACTGAGCACCGTACATTCTTACTTTTCCGGTTGGACATCCAGCATTCCATTTTTTTAGTTTATCAAACAAACCTCCTGCTTTTCTACTTTTTCTAGTTTGCATATATAATTATTAAATTATATTTTTAAATAAGAAATATAATTTTAAGCTAATGCATAGCTAGATAAAGATAATAACAAGAATAATAGTTTAGTTAGAGTAGGCGAGACCACCCATACCAGACATAATTCTGAGAACATTGTAGTTGGTGGCGTATACGCGGACCTTGGCAGTGTTGGTACCGCCAACGGTAGCATTGGAAAGAACAAGCTGGAGGGTGGCATTGTCAATGCGTGAGAAATTGCAGGTGCCTGATGGCTGGTGCTCCTCGGGCCGGAGGGCGAAGGAGTATAGATTGATACCAGTGTCAGGTGAGCGGGTGTGGTGCTGGTAGGGCTGAACAAGGTCGAAGTATGTGCCCTCACGCTCTGAGAAGCGGTCCTGGCCGTTAAGCTGAAGTTTGGCTGTAACGACTGGATTCTCGCCCCAGCAGTGCATGTCAAGTGATGTCTCAGTGAGAACGAATGTGCCAGCATCAGAGACAGCAGACTGGAAGTCAACACTTCCACCGTTAGCACGAGCTGAGGCTGGACCTGCGCCGGCGGAGGCGAGCCCAGAGTGATTGAAGTTGGGTGCAGAGTACTCCCAGCCAGGGAAGGTAACTGCATCAGTAGCACCTGCCTGATCGAAGATACCAGCGGTGGTGATGAAAGCATTAGCACCCTCAACTGAGCCAGGACCAGCAAAAGCATGGACACCATTGGGAAGGACATCAATGGCATCAGTGTAATTGAAAGGCTGAGCACCAAGAACTGAGAAAAGTGTGGTACCGCAAATGAGGGAAGCACAGTAGTCAACATTAGCATCAGGCTGGACAACCCAGATAAGCTCTTTGCAGGGGTGATTGAAGTTGAGTTTAATCTTGTTAGATGATGAACCAACAGACTCATCACCGGTGAACTGAAGCTGCTCAATAAGGTACTCGTGGGGATTCTGAGCCATGCGACGACGCTCATCAGTGTCAAGGAAGACGTAGTCAACATAGAGTGATGCAGCAACAAGTGACTGCTGATAGGCAGTTGCAACTTTGGTTGGTGTTGCAGCACTTGTGCAGTTATTGGCTAATGATGATACAGCCCAGAGGCACTCATCAATAGGACGAAGATCGAGATTAATCTTGATCTCGTGATACTGAAGAGCAATTAAAGGAAGAGCAAGACCAGGGTTACGGCAGTACCAGAACTGGAATGGAACATAGAGAGTGGTCTCGGGAAGTGCGTTACGGGGAGCACATACCTGTGTTGGGGCAGTGGTGGCACAGGGACCATCAACTGCTGCGAATGATGGATCGGTGATGAAAGTAAGCTGGGTTGTATTACCAACCATTTTGTAGTAACCACGCTGCTGTTCAGCAGTGAGGGTGAGCTGATTCCAGATGTGCATCCAATCACCGTACTGGCGATCAATACGCTGACCACCAATTTCAACCTCAACCATAGAAACCATCTGCTCACCGGGGAAATCTAACCAGCGAGCAAATACACCATATTCGAGACCTTTGTTGTTTGCACCAGCAGTGGTGCTGCCTCGCACATTGTCAGCCTGAATAACACCAGCAGGAAGCATCTGCTGATTAATTTCAGGAAGTGTAACCTGTAAGTATGTGCGGTATGCAAGATCACCATTACGGCTGATAGTGCAAGTTACACGGCGACCGAAATCAGCCTGTCCGTTGAATGTCTGTTCAATTGATTCCATAGCAAAGTTTGTGTAGCGACGGTAGGTAACCTTCCAGAAAGTGATTTGTGGATTACCTGTAAGGTAAACATCTTGAGCGCCATAGGCGACGAGCTGCATTAAGCCTCCTCCCATATTTATAATATTGCTAAAGAAAAAAAAATTATAAATTTTAATTTATTAATTTATAAATTTTTTGGTTAAAATTATTTGTTAAAATTTATATCTTTTACATTTATATTTGCATTTAAAAAATTTTCTAAATAACTATCTAAGTATACTTCTCTTTTATTTTCATGATTTTTTGAAAATATATATTTCTCTCCTATTTTTTTAATTGTCCATCCAGATTCTAATGCATTATTTACAAAAACAATTTTTTGTAGTGTAGGATTGTCTAATTTAATATCAGTTGGAATTTTTAATTCTATATTCATTATAATTTGAAAGATATTATTATAAACAATCTTTCACATTTATCCTAAATATAATAATTATATTAATAAATAATTAAATAAATAATAAATTATTAATATAATGACTGGGTTTAAACCTAAAAATATAAAAAAATTTGGAACAGATAAAAAAATAGCATCATTGGATCATAAACACGAAGAATTTATAGAAGAATTTAATGATATTGATTCTAATATTTTACCAAATTTTTTAAAAGAGAGAAAAGAAAAATTAGAAAAATATAATAATTTACTAACTTCTTTTGATGAAAAATTAGAAATTAAAGATCAAATAAAAGACATTGATAAAAAGATTAAAGACTTTAAAAAAAAAAAGAAAGAATATTATCTAAAAAATTCTAGTTATATATTTAACTATTTTGAAGAAAAGAAAAATATTTCTAAAGGTGCTTCTAACACTCGAATTTTAGATAATTTTTTTAATAAAGTTGATACTGATAATAATAATACTAGTAAAACTAATATTAATATTCAAAATTATTTTAGAAATATTGATCCATTACATTTAGATATTAATAATTTTATTCACGATACTGATATATGCAGAAGTTGCAATATTGGTGAACTTATACCTATTGATCATGAAGGTATTTTAGTCTGTAATAATTGCAGTAAAAATGTTAAATTTTTAATTGAAAATGATAAACCTACATATAAAGAGCCTCCTAAAGAAGTTTGCTTTTATGCATACAAGCGTATTAATCATTTTAGAGAAATATTAGCACAATTTCAAGCCAAAGAAACTACTCTTATTCCTGATGAAATTATTGAAAATATTCGTCAGCAAATTAAAAAAGAGAGATTAGATATTAAAACAATGTCTAATAAAAGAACAAAAGAAGTTCTTAAAAAACTAAAATATAATAAATACTATGAACATATTCCATTTATTAAAGATAAATTAGGTGTAAAACCTCCAATTATGACTCCTGAATTAGAAGAAACCTTATGTAACCTATTCATTGATATTCAAGCTCCTTATGCTAAATATTGCCCCGAAGATCGTGTTAACTTTTTAAATTATTATTATACTATTTACAAATTATGTGAACTTTTAAATCAGAGAGAGTTTCTTTCATACTTTCCAATGTTAAAAGATAGAGAGAAAAGAATAGAACAAGATGAAATTTGGAAAAAAATATGCCAAGAATTAAATTGGAAATTTATACCTACAATATAATTTTATTTATCCAATATATATATATATATGGGTAGTATTCATGATGTTGAAGCAAATGAGATGGCATATAATATAGCAGATGCAATAGTGCATAACGGAGATTTTAGCCATTATGAAAATCCTCGTGAAATTAGATTAATTTTAGAGAGTGATAGTATTATGGACCCGCTCGATGATGAGGGCCGCGGCGGATACTTGTTAGGTTATTTACGAGAAATGCTTCAAGATAAGCGCAAGCAGGAGCTTTTACAGTACGACATTAACAGGCTTTACGACGAGATTTCCTTCGACGATCTCGAGCAGCTCATCACGGGCCCTCCGAATCTCTCAATCTCTGAACGTCAAGAAATCGTGACAAAAATCCTCGAGAGCGAGCAGAATAGACTACACGAGCAAGCAAATAATTTACATGAACAGTTTAGAAGTTATAATGAAAATATTTTAGAAACTAATGAGGCACTGCAGCCTATGCGGCCTCAGCAGCCTATGCGGCCTCAGCAGCCTATGCGGCCTCAGCAGCCTATGCGGCCTCAGCGGCCTATGCTGCCGCCAATACCTAACATTCAATCATTGAATACCGGTAGTATATCTGAAGATGATATTAAAACATTACCAAAGAAAGTGCAAGATACTATATTAGATCCTCTTATGGACACTCTTATGAGTGATCCGGTTATAAATTCACAAGGACGTACTTATGATAGATCAACACTGATGAGAATAATAGAAGAAGGTTCCCAATCACAATCAGGTGTACCAGTTGATCCATTTAGTCGGCAACCTATTTCTGTAGATGTAATAATTCCAAATATTGCTGTTAGAGATTTAATTCGATCTTATTTTCCAATTGTTGGTGGTAAAAAAAAACAGACAAGAAAAAAAAGAGTAAAAAGAAAAAGTAAATCTAAAAAATCAAGAAAGTACCAAAAGTCTAGAAAATTATAAATAGTATATATTTTTTTATATTATTTATATCTTAATGATCTCTCATTATTATAATAGTGTTAAAAATTTATAATAATTATTGTTTGCGTGTTTTTCTTTTAACTCGTTTTGATTTTCTTACTTTTGACTTTTTATTTTTAGTTTGTTTTTTTAGTTTTCTTTTTCTTTTTCTTGTTTTAGTACCACCGGTTTGTCGAAAAAATTGTATATGTATAGGGCTATCAATACGTAAAAATATATTAATGTATGTTAATAAATTTCTAATCTTTTCTATTATATTAGAAACTCTTATAACACTCATTTCAGGATCTCCTGTGCCAAATGAAATTCTTGTACGCCCTCGCCCCCCTGATGCCAGTTCAGGCCTCCATTCATCTCCATTTAATAATCCCTGTAAATTATTCGCAGCTTCTATTGCAGTTCCTGTAAATAAATTAAAATTGTTTATCCTAATTGGCCTATAAAACATAGGAGACTTAAAATTTATTATTCCATTTCTATAAACATGCATAACCATTGATCTTGCACCGGCTCCATCTATCCATGTACTTGGTATATCTATTGTTACATGCGTTCCGCTATGGTCAATATCTAAATTATTAGTTAGATGTATATGTCCATTCTGTGGTCTACGATCAACAAGTGGCATATCTAATATGTAGTCTGTTCGAAAATCTATTAAAACACGATCTGTACCTATACCACCTCCTCTACTAAATATACGTCTATTCGACGACACAAGAATAGAATTTAAAAAATTAATTATTCTATCAATATATGCTGCGGAAATTCGTATCCCGCGTTGGCGGCGCTGGGTAGGAGTAACAGTTGCTTCAGTTTGCACTGGCAATAATCCATCTTCCCGTGCAGTATTATAATCTGCTTCATGGTTACTTAGAGCTATTTGTAATAGCACATTTGTAGTATAAGCTAATGCACGTTGCCATTGTTCGATGCCTTCCGCATTTCCAAAATGGTCTCTAAATTCTTGCAGTGTGTATGGTATGGCACGGGTATCCCTTTTAACAATTTTTTGTCCTTCCTCTTCTTGCCTCGCGCGCACAGAAGAAAGAACTTGATCAACTATATCTCCAAGTGTTGGTGGCCCAAACATTGCTGATTCTGTAGCGGCAGGGGAGGATGTTTGTTCTAAATTTGATGGTCCAGCTTCAGATGGATCAGTATTCGTGGTGACCTGCTGCCCTCTTGAGGCAGCTAATGCTTGTCGTGTGTCTTCTTCAAAACCAGAATCGGCTTTACTATCAGAAGTTGGGGTTATCATTTTACTTTTCCCAGATTTTTTAGACATATATATACTATTAATATAAAAACACCATATTTTTTCTCTCTTTAAAAGTTTTTTTATTTGTGCGTTTTCCTAAAAATTTAAAATAACGATTTGCTAATTTATATCTCTGGTTTATATTTTTTACTTTTTTATATTTTTTAGTTTTGTGGCGTTTAATAGCTTCTAATCTGACTTTCATTATCATTCCTACTTGCCAAATTCTTTTGTGTGGATATCGTTTTGTTTTATATAATTTTTCTAATTTTTTAATTGTATTTTTAACATCATCTATAGTAGTGTATTTTATATTGATAGTATCTTTTGGATTTTTATCAATATATACATCAAATGATTTTTTGGGATTATCAGGGTTATATAAAAATCTTTTTTTAATTTTTCTAGTTTTCTTCATATATATTATCTCTTTTTTGTTTTTCTGTATTTGTGTTTTTTATTACTTTTTGTTTTTTTATTACGTTTTGTTTTTTTATTACGTTTTGTTTTTTTATTTTTTCTTAATCTTCTTTTACGTGTACCACCACCTAGCTGTAAGTTAAATACTCTATCTAAATAATCTTTTGCGTCAGTTTGCTCTATAAATAGTTGTTTATGTTTTTTCTTATCAGCTTCAGACATGTGATCTGGGAGCTTATCAGGATGATTTTTTAATGCAAGTTTTTTATATGCTTTTCTAACTAGATCTCTAGTAATTTCATCGTCTGCAGAAAGACCTAATAGAGTTCTAGCCCTCGCCTCACTCATAGTAGGTGGCGCTGGAGGAGGAGGAGGCGGTGGAGGAGGAGGCGGTGGCGGAGGAGGTGGTGGCGGTGGAGGTGGTGGCGGTGGCGGTGCACTTGACTTTGGTCTTGGGCCTGGACCTGTACTTGGACCTGCACTTGGACCTGCACTTGGACCTGCACTTGGACCTGCACTTGGACCTGCACTTGAGCCTGGACCTGGATCACCACTATCATTTATGCTATAAAATTCTATTGGTCTATAACCATTAAAATTAATAACTTTGATTTGAAAAAAATCACGGAACCTTACTTTGCCTGTTGGAAATATCGAATCGCGTAAATCGCCTATATTTATTTTTCCAGGAATTCCAGTACGTCTAAGATCTCCAGGATTATTTACATCATTATCATTTATTAATAATACTGGTAAATAGCTGTCTTCAAGAGAAATAGGCTTTTGTAGATCTCGATAAGGACGAGGATCACGTCTGGGCTGTCCTGTAATTATAAAATATTGATCATCTCGTGATTGAAATTGACCAAATGCTGGCGGATCGGGTATATTTACTTTACGTGTACCATTATCTGGAATAAATTCAACAGTAAATTTAGGCTTTATCATATATCGCAACATATTATCTGGTGAAGTTATTTGTCCATATATAGAATTTAAATTAATCCAATATTGTATACAAAATTTAGAATATTGTTCACTACATTTTATTGGTGGTGTAGGCCATTCTAAATCTTTATTATAAATCTCTAATTCAAAAACTCTATCATTTAAATAACCATCATTGGATGGTAATACTAATACTATATAATGTTCTTTATCATTCCATTTAGGTAATGGGTACAGCTGAGTGGCTGCATGAGCAGGCGGTCTACCTGTTAATACAACAGCTAATCTACCTTCTAAATATTTCACTATTTGTCTTGTATGGATATCTGGAAATAATATTGAAGGAGGTGCCGGTCTAATTATAACTAAATCACCTGTATCCGGTACACCAATATTTCTCTCATCTTTAGTACCAGCAGTTCTTCTACTTAGACTAGACTTTTTAAGGCGCTCTTGATTTATATATTGGGTTCTAGTTGTACCAAAAATATTAGATGCTCTTAATTTAACTAATTTATCTCTAGCTAATTCTAAAGCATCTTCTAAAGTATCTCTATCGGTTGGACTAATATTACCCTCTCTTAATATTTGTTCTCCTGCACGTATACTAGCGTCAATACTTGTTAAATTATCAGTTCTAATATTTTCTTTTAAATCAGCAATATATTTTGAAAAATTTTTCTTTTTAATTAGATCTTTGGCTCTTTGTATCCATTTTTGTACTAATTGATTTTCTTTCATATTTTCTCCCCATCTCGTTTGGATTGCTTTTCTAGTTCTTTTCGCTCGTTGTGCCTCTTGGCGTGATAAAATAGTGGCTAATTTTCTTGCTCTTTTATCTTCTGCTTGGGCTGCAGCTTCAGCACGTGACTCCTCCTCAGCAAGATTTCTCGCTTTACGTTCTCTTATCTCTTCCTGTATTTGTCTAAGTCGTTCTAGTTCATCTTCTGCTTGGGCTGCAGCTTCAGCACGTGACTCCTCCTCAGCAAGATTTCTCGCTTTACGTTCTCTTATCTCTTCCTGTATTTGTCTAAGTCGTTCTAGTTCATCGTTTACATTA